TATGTCCGGCTGGTGGAACTTCATTTTCGCGTTCTCATTCGAGGATTCGAAGACATAGAAAACCGTATCGTTCGTATCGAAGACCGGCTTCTTCGTCCCGTCGGCGACTTGCTGGATAGTCGCGTATTTCATCGGCACGAGGACGCGGCTCCGGCCTATGTTGAAGTCGTTGATAAGGGAATCGTAGACCGTATCGACGCCGCGGAGGGCGTCTATCGCGTTCGCGAAGACTGATATCCCCATAGGCGAGCCCATGTCGATATTGTTGACGATATTCGGCATGAGGATTTGGAACTGCCGGCCCTTCGTAGCGTAGGAGGCGAGGACCCCTTCCGGGAGCGGGACCGGCTTCCCCTTGTCGTCGACAAGGTGATTCTCGATTACGTCCTTTCTGTGAACTTGGACGTAGTAGCCCTTCTTGCCGCCGGTCTTCCGCTCCGAGGCGAAGGCGCACTCGGTTATCTCGCCATTGACGACCGAGATAGGGAATATCATGTCGGCCTCAACGTAGTCTATGACGACCTTATCGCCGTCCAGCCATTCGACGAAGGCCCCGGTCCCGAGCGCGAAGGTCTTCTCTATGAGTTGATTCGCGCGGAGGAAGAACGAGTTTTCTTCGAGGGTCGTTTCGAGCGCCTCGTTGAACTTGGTCTTCGAGCCGCTTACCTTTACGCGCTCGTTGAGTAGGAGGTTGGCGAAGTCCTCGGAGACCTTCTTCGCCATGCTGAGAGAGAGCCGCCGGTTCGGGACGCGCTTCTGTCCGTTGTAGATATGGTAGTCGTGGAACTTGGCGANATGGCCGGAATACCACGCCCGCCACTCCTCGACGCGCGCGCGGTGTTTCTCGTCCACTATCGCGCCTATGCTTTTAAGAAACGTGAGTATGTCGTTCATATTTTGGGCTCCTTCTCGGCTTCAAGTATCAGCATTTCGGCTATATCTTCGAGAGCGTATTCCATAGCGTCGAGTATGTCGATGTTGCTCGTCTTCCCGTCGTCAAGGCGCTCGTCCTTTGCCTTCTTCTCGTTCCATACCGCACCGCGGAGGGCTTCGAGTAGGATAGGGCAATTCGGGAGGACCTTGAACTTGCCCTTCGATATGAGCGCGTTCGTAAGCCGGATTCGGTCCACGATAGGCCCCTTCTTGGCGTTGCGGAGGTCTATGGGAATCCGCTCCCTCGTTAGAGCGGCTTCGAGGCCGGCCTTTAACGTTTGCTCTGCGCTATCCACAAAGCCCTCGTAAACCTTGTATTTTGCCATAACACGGCGCACGAAAGCAATGAACCGGCGCTCCAATTCGGCGGGCGTCTTTATCCCGCCGACCTGTTCCTCGTCCACGGCGTAGACGCGCCCTTGCTTTCCGATTCCCATAGCCACGAAGGCGTCCGCGGACTTGTTGCCGCCGAAGTCGACGCCGATTATAGCATGGGAGATATCCCCGGCCGGCGGGGCCTTGATTACCAGCGCGTCCGGCTTCGAGGCCGCGGTCGGGTAGACGACGCCCTCGGCTTGACACCATTCGCCGTCAATGTAGCGCTTGTAGAACACGGTCCCGGCGTATTCCTTCTTCAAGTTGCGCTTATAGTCCTCGGGTAGGAAGATATTGTCGTCGAGCGTGAACTTCCATACTGCGCGGTCGAGCGAGCCGTTGTCTATGTAGCGCGTCTTGACGTAGTGCTTCGGGTATGCGGGGTTCATGGTCGCGAACAGTTTCGCGCCGGGAAGGGACAGGCGGCCGAGGAGCATAGATACGAACGATTCCGGGAATAGCGTGAACTCGTCGCAGTAAGCGCCTCCCAGCGTCATGCCTTGAATCTTGCCTTCGGAGCGCTCGTCGTTCGCGCCTTCTAGCCATATCCGCCGGCCGAATAGACGGCCCTCTTTCAGCGATAGCGAATACTCGAAATTGCGGCGGCCGACGTAGCGTTGAAGCGGGGCGAGGCAGTTACGGCGGAGCGAGGTTATCGTCTTCCCGGCCATGAGAAACTCGTAGTCCTCCGGGAGCGACGGCACGAACAGGGCTCCCCACTTCCAAAGCGAGCCCACGGTCTTCCCGGAACGTATCGCGCCTTCGAGAAAGTTGAGACGCTTGTCCTCGGCCTCTATGAACGCGACTTGTTTATCGGAGAGCCGGAAGCCGCCGGCCGCGGGGGACGCTGGATTCATGCTACTTGAACTTTATAGACCCTATGAACTTTTGGCGTTCCAGCACGGGGAGAGTAATCTCGGGGGCCGCGCCCATGCGCCACGAATCGCCGGCGCACTCGGTAACAATCCACGTCCCGCTCGGTGGGACAGTATTTCGAGCCGGCCGCCTGTTCGCTCTGATTCTGATAACCGTATCCCGTTCGGTGAGATAGAAGAAAAGTCTCATTTGCCCGTCCCTCCGAGTAGCCGGCCGAGGTTGGACTTGTTCCGTATCTGTACCTCGAAAGAGCGCAATACCTCCACGAACTTCTCGACCTTCTCCGCGGTAGGCTCCGGGAGGCCGCACCGCTTGGAATCCGCTCCGATGTTGACGAACAATGGGCGGACCTCGTGAATGAAGCGCGCGAACTCGTTAACGTCGAAGTCGAGAATCGGCTCTATCGTGATAAAGCCGGCCGGAAGTCGCTTCATGCCGGCTACGCGCTGGGCCGGCGTGGGAGACTTCCCCATGACCTCGGGATAGTGCCGGTTGCTTTCGAGCGTGGTCCCTATAATGAAGGACGGGGGGAAGCGGTTGAGCCACCTGTGAACGCGCTCCGGGTTCTTGGTCTGAAAGACGTACTTGTTCCCCGGATAGCGGCAACAATGGCCGAGTATCTTGTCGATGAAAGCGTCCGGGACGCCCGCGGCGAATAGGTCGTTCATATGCTCGATGAATATGACCTTATCGCGGCCGTAGTCGACCGAGAACTCGTTTCCGAAGATACGGACGTCGCCTTGATACCGAGGGGATACTCCGAACCTGTTTCTCCGAACGTAGCAGTAGGCGCACTCGTGCCCGCACTTCCCGCCTAAATGCGCGTGAACGTGAGTTACCCATTCATACATATTCCCGACTGATTTTTTAAGCATATGTCCTCCGTTATTTTCTCGACTTCATGAACGCTATGAACTCGTTGATTTGCCCGTTGTCCTTCTCGTCGGACTTCTCGTTCAAGAGCCGGAAGTGTTTCGCGAGCGTGACGAGGGCCTCATGCTTATTCCAAAACTTGACCTTCTTGACATAGCGAAGGCTCATTTTAAGCCCCTCTTTCCCGCCGACCTCTATCCCCGGCGTTGCCTCCTCGACCTCCATAGCGGCCAGCGCGCGCCGGCAGTCCTCCGGGATTTCATGGACAGGTTTTAAGGTCCCGTCCTCGTTGAACGCCTGTCCGATATCGCAGAGAGCAATGCGGCCGAGTTCTTCGAGAACCTTCGCGGCCGATATGACAATCCTTTGCTCTACCTTCGCTTTGAGTTCGGCTATCCTTTCGGAAACCTTGCGGTTTTTTAACAAGCGTGAGGCTTGCGAATGAGCGGAGCGCGGGGAGTATCCGGCCCGTATGGCGGCCTGTGTCGCTTTTAGGTCCTTGATATACTCTTGCGCGAATCGCTCTTTACGGTCTTCCATGCGCGGGGCCTTTATTTACCGCTTGCGAATCCTACGGCCTCGGGGCTTCCGGGAGCAAGGGCTTCTTCGATGGATAGAATGAATACGGACTTCGAGAAAACGGAAAAGCCCCCGTCGTCTTGCGGGACGAGAAAAAAGTCGCGGGTCTCGTAGAGGGTCGAATAGACGTAGACGGAGACCGGCCCCTTCAAGACGTATACTTTCATGAGCGCCAGCCTTTGGCCTTTTTGACGAGAGCCTCTATTATTCGTGAGTAGCACCTTCGGGAGCGCTGGGTTATGCCGGAAGGGCACGGTGTCGCCGGACAAGAATGACACCCGCCCCCAGCCCATACAAAGGCTCGGACGGATTCCTTCAAGGCTATTTGATACTCTCGTTCCGTCACTTCTCCGCCTTTGCCAGCGTGAACCCGCGGGCGCGGCCATTGCGGGCACGGCCGGCGGTCAGAAATAGGCCGAGGAAGGCGCTCCCGGCGGCGACTATGGCCTTACGCCACCACGGAACGAAGAACTCCGGCAGCTTGTCGTTCCCGCAAGCGGGACAAACGGCCGGGATTGCTCTATGGACCTTCATCGAAAAACGGCATTTCGGGCATTGTGCGATTGGCATATGCGATATTATAGCAGATATGACAAGCCCCCCCCCCGACCGTAATAGGGCCGGGAGGGGCTCAATTTGGGCCGTGGCGCGGCTTTTAGGGCTTGCGCCTTGTCCTCCTTCGCCGGGGCTTGGCCGGGGGCCTTTTGAGGAGGCCGCGTATCTCGTCCTCATAGGCTACGAGGTCGTAGTCAGACCCGGAGCCGGCGTCGAAGGCCAGCGCTTCGAGTATCTCGCGCAACGGGCGCGACTTCTTGACGCTCATAGGCCCCCCTTCCCCAAGTGAACGTCCAGCAAGCGCCGGAGCGCTATACGGACGAGCGTGTTCATGGATTCCCCGGACAGGGCCGCGGCGCGTTCGAGGTCGCGCTTCATGCTCGCCGGGATACGGACGAGAATCTTCTCGTCCTCCTCGTTGACTATCGGGCCGTTTATCTTCTCCGGGCGGCCTACCGGCTTCTTGTTCTTGTTCATGGGGTCATTCTCCTGTTATGGGCTTTATTATTCCGACCCTGCCTCTCGTGATACGAACGTAGCCTCGGACGTGTCGGGGCCGTGGGGGACCAGCCGGCCCTTGTAAAGGCCACCGAACCCCTTGACTATTATCCGCACCGCGTCGTCGCTCTTTTGGAACGCGGCAACGGCGCGATACTCTTTCGTATGCTTTGATATCGGCCCCTTCGGGCCTACGACTGTATATATTAAGCGGCTCATGATAATCCCTCCTTGCGGAGTTTACGGCGCTCCGCGCGCTTCGCCTTACGCTCCTTCGCCTCTTGGTAAGCCGCTATCTTGACGGCTTGCTCGAACGCTCCCACTATGGAGAGCGAGTAGCGGGTCTTCATGCCTTTGAGCCGGAAGGTCAGCATTTGCGCCGAGACCTCTACGACGATGTTCCGGCCCTTGTGCGCGGCCCCGGTTATCCGCGCGACCTTCTTTCCGGGCATTACGATAGACGTCATGTTCTTGTCCTCCTGTCCTGTTTTATCGCTTCCAAGTCTTCGAGCATTTTCGCCTCTGCGGCCGGCGCGCACTTGCGGCAATATCCATGCGAGAGCGTGTCATTCTCGTGGAACTCCGTTGGTACGCGACCATACTCCACGCCGCACGTTAAACACTTGTATATAAGGTCTGCCATGTCCTTGTCCTCCGTCGGTAAACGTGCGGCGCGTGGCCGCTTGATATAGAAATTATATCATGCGGATTTGTGTTTGTCAAGGGTCTTTTTAGGGAATTATAGTTTTATGGTATAATAAGTATTACGGAGGATTTATGAAATGTAGAAACTGCGGGGGAAGTTTTACGGGCAAGAATTATAACGTTAAATACTGCTCTTGCCATTGCCGTAATGTCCTAGAATCTATAATCGCAAGAATTAGAGCCAGCAAGAAGAATATAGATTGGAAAAACTCTGTAATAAATAGAGACGGCCACAAGTGTAAAAACTGCGGGGCCAAAAACGTTAGGCTTGAAGCGCACCATCTTAAAAGTGTCGTCTCATTTGTGAGAGCCATTCGCAATTTATACCCTAACATGGACGAAGTAAAGGCGGCGAAGAACTATCCCCCGTTATGGGACATAAATAACGGCATAACCCTATGTAAAAAATGCCACCATTCAGCGGGGCATAAAAGAGAAGAATATAGTTAAAAATGCTAGAATAGCCCCGGTTGTTTTCCCGCGGCTCCGCTAGACTTGTCCTCCGGCGGGGCCGCCTTCTTTTTATATGGCTCCCCCGGCTCATGCTTACCGCACCCCACGTCTACGATATGAGCGGGGACTTCCCGGTAATGCTCGGCCTTGCCCGCGTCTATCCACCAGCCGCAAGCGACGGGGAATATGACGCCGCCGGTGATACGGAAGCGGCAAGTCCAGCACCGCCGCGCTACTCCGGCCGGAGATAGATTCCCGTCCATTTTATCCTCTCCCCTTTCTCGTCCTTGAAATAGAGCGATTCAAAAGTCCCGCTCCCGCCCACGCGCGCGGCCTGTATGACCGGCTTCGCGCGCTTGAAGGCCGCGGAGAGCCTCCGCTTATGCTCCACGCTATAAGCGGAGAACTCTCCCGGCGTCATGTCGATATCTATGACGAACTTCATGAGGCCCCCTTTGCGCGGCGCTGGACCTCTGCCAAAATGGCGACTACTTCCCCGAGGCGAATCCGACAAGAGATAATATCTCCGTCGAACTTTGTCGGAAGACCTGTCATTTCGAGGCGATAGAGCGCCTCCTTGATACAACGCCGGGCGCCCTCGACGCGATAGATAGCGGCCTCATTCATGCGGCCACCTTCGAGAGGCCGGACTTGAAGCCCTCGCACTCGCACGGCCGCGCTATCGTCCCGCGCTTGCCGCCGGCTCCGGGAAAGTATCGGACAGGCTCGCCGCAGAATGAACACTTACCGCCCTTGAAATGAGCGTCGAAGAACGCCTTCTCCTTGCCGTTATCCGGGACCGGCGTATACTGCGCGCTCTTACGCTGGCCCCCCCCGCCGGCCGCCGGCCGCGCTGGCCCCTCCCGGAGCGGAAAAACCCCTTGCCATGAGTTCATGACGGACTGATTGAGGACGGCCTCGGGGTCGTTTCCCTCCGCCCGGAGAGCCTCCAAGCGCTTGAATATGAGGGTCTTGGCGGTCCCGGTGAGCGGCTTCCGTATCTTGGCCCGCATTTCCACGAACGCGGCCCACGGAGCGGCCGGGAGCCATTCCGGGAGGATAGGAGCCGCCGCGGGGGCCTTGCGGGCCTCTACGGGCCTCGGAGACCCCTTCCCGGCCTCATTATGGGGGTCTTGCCCTACCGGCTGGGGGGGCGGGGGCGCGGCCGCGGCCGGCTGGGCCTCCGGGACCAAGACCCGCCGGCAGTCCTTCTCCAGCCGGAGGCCGTTGCGCTCTATATCCGCGAAGACGCCGCGGTGCGGGTTACAGTCATGAGAGAGCGTCCCGTATTGGAAGGCGATAAAGTCGAGGACGAGAAGCCGGTCCCCCGGCAGAGCGGCGACCCGCGCCTTGCCCTCGTTCAGTAGCCGTAGGCCGGTGGCGGAATCCACGGCCCTCCCGATATGGAAGGCCGCAGCCTCGTCGTCTATCTTCCATACGCCGGCGTTGTCGCAGTTCTCGCAGAGGTATCTCCAAAACTCCTTATACTCCACCGGGAGCCGGCGATACCAAACGTCGGCCCATATATCGCAGTCAGTAAAACGTTTTTTCATTATGTTCTCCTAGAATAATTTTAACTGCGCTCTCTCGGCCTCTATGCGCTTGTTGGCTATATCCAGCGTATCTCCGGTTTGCCAGTGTAGCCAATCTCCCACACGAACCACGCAAAGGCCATAGTTGAAGCCCACGGCTTACCGTTCTCATCTAGTGGATTCCCGTTGCGAAGCGGGTTTTGTCTTTTCTTAAAAACNTATACCGTGCGAAGAGGAGACCGCTCCATAAACGAGGCCCGTTTAAATCCCTCTAAAGCCTGCAATTTTCCGAATAGAATTACTTTCTTTTTCGCCACGCTTAACGCCTTTTCGGCAAACTCCTGGAACAGATTAAAAGGCGGGTTGGTAATAACTGTTTCATATGTTGCGGTAGGGGTTTCGGTAAGAAAATCCACCCCGCCCCGACCATAACCCCTGTCTATTAAATCTGTGGCCGCCACTTCCCCCATGTCTAACAATTTGGCTATATGCCCCTCTCCGCAAGCGGGTTCCCATGCGGGATAAAAGATGTCCTCAACTGCCAGAAGCGCTTTTGTACTTTCTGGTGCTGTGGCATAATAATCGTTTTCAACTCTTTCTCTATTTTCAC